CCTTGACCTTGTAGGCGGCCATCGGGCTGCCGGTGACGTCGCCGCCATCGAGGAAGACCACGTTCGTCTCCTGGTCGATGGTGATCTCGGCGCGGATGTCGGCGCCGGCCTTGTCGGCCCAGAACATCAGGCTCGAGTCGGCGGCGTTGAGGCGGCCGGAGACCTGCGACACGAACCGCTTCCCGAGGTCGGGGGTGGCGACGTTGTCGGACGAGATCGACCAGCCGTTGATGGCGGCGACCTCCTCGGAGACGTCGAGGCCGGCGGTGAGCTCCGAGCGGGTGGGCCCGGTCGTCATGTTGGCGATGGTGGGGACGATGTAGATCTTGGTCGTGCCCGGCAGGAAGTAGCGGGTCGACGCGGTGATCGCAGGCGTGGGCATGATCAGCTCTCCTGGTTGTTGTCGGCCGGCTGGCCGGGCTTCGCCGCCGTCTTCTTGGCGGACGTCTTCTGGGGGGCGCCGTCGACGGTGTCGTCGGTGCGGTCGCCGTTGTCGTCGACCTCGTACCAGCCCTGCTCGGTCATCCGGGGCAGTGCGGTGCGGGGCACGACCGCGGTGCTCTCGATGCCTTCGTGGGCGACGCGCGCCATGGGTCGGTTGCTCATGAGAATCCCTTCGGAAGGGAGGCACGGACGGCCTCGCTGATGCGCCTGCTGAGCTCGGGCCGGCCGGCCCGCACGGCGGGGAAGAAGAACGGCCTGGTGTCCTGGGTGACCCAGGTGTCCATGTCGCCGAAGACGGGGTGACGGAACTGGGCGGCGCGGCCACCGAGGTTGCCGCGCTCGAGGACCCTGGCTTCGGGTGCCTTCTTGGCGTCGACGCGGATGGTGATGCCGCCGCGGGTCCGGGAGAACGAGACGGTCATGCGGATCGCGGAGGGGATCCTGGAGGAGTACGACGACCTCGTCTTCATGTCCTCGACGATGTGGGCGGCCGACGCACGCAGCTGCGGGCGGAGTTCGCGGCGGAGCTCGATCGGCACCATGCCGAGCTCCTGGGCGAGCCTGGTGATCGGGTAGACCTCGATCGCCATCAGATGAGTGCCCTCGCCTCCACGAGCACACCGAGCGCACAGACGGCGCCGCGGACGGTGACTACCTGGTGCCACACCCCTTCGGGGCCGACCCCGATGTCGTCCCACGTGCCGTCGTTGACACGGTTGTCGGTCAGGAGGCCCTGCAGGTCGGCGAGCAGCTCCTTGACCCTCTGCCGGCGGGCCCGCATGTCGTAGTCGTCGACGATGCGCGCGGAGATGGTGACGTTGATGAAGACGGTCTCGGTGTAGGCCTTGCGGCCGAGGCTGGTGTCCACCTCGAACGAGGACGTGAACCCGGGGTCCGACGTGTTGCCGGCGCCGATGCAGATCGCGTCGTTCGCGAGGTCCTCCAGGTCGAGGATCGGGCCGTCGATGACCTGCAGGCCGGCGAAGACGAGGGCACCTGTGACGAGGTCGTTGAGGGCGTCGACGATGTCGGGGGCCTTCGACGGGCTGCCGATGATCATGCGGTCGGCCTCTGCTTGGTGACCGGCACCTTCGTCCGGTCGAGCCACACCGACCCTTCGCCGGTGGCACGCCAGGTGATGCCGTCGATGGTGATCTTGTCGTCCGCGGCGACCGCGTGGACGCCGGGCAGGTTGATGATCGTGTCGCCCACGAGAGGGGGCCGCGCGCCGATGAGGGCGCGGCGGGGGTCGCGGGCGTCGGAGCTGTCGGCGGTCCGGGCGGCACGCTCGGCGGCCGCGGAGGTCGAGAGCGGCTCGATGAGGGCCCCGTCGATGGTCTCGGGTGTGGGGTTGCTCTTGCGGACCAGGGTGGCTGTGCTGGTCGCGCGGCGTTGGGCCCTCACGTCCAGCACCGCTCCGCTGGGTCCGGGTAGGCGCGGGCCGCCGGGAAGGAACCGAGAGGCGTTGCGATCCCGCCGACCGTGGTGCCGCCGGCTGCGGCGATGCCGAGCAGTTCGTCGCGGCGCTCGGAGGAGTACCTCGACCGCTCCGACTCCAGCTGGTACTCCTCGAGCCCTTCGGGGTTGCTGCGGAAGATGACGCCGAGCTCCAGCGCCCAGGAGAACAGCTCGTCGCTGACCGGGTCGGGCCGGTCGGTGAGCTTCAGGACGGGTTTGAGCCAGCCCCAGACGACGCGTTCCACGAGCACGGCCTCCGCGTCGCTGACCCCGGAGACGCCCGGGAGGGCGTTGAGGTCGTCGGCGGTGAACAGTGCGGTGGTCGGCATCGTCTGGGGCTCCTGCTCAGGACCCGGAGAGGATGGCCTCGAGCGGCTCCAGGAGGGTCTTGCGAGGCCTGCTGCTCGCCAGCTCCTCCTCGAGCGCGGCCGCGGCCTTCTCCTTGTCGTCGCCGACCTCGGCGAGGATGTCCTCGACCGTGGTCGGCTTCGTGGCCGGCTCCGCCTGAGCGGCGGCGGCGGCTTCCACCTGGCCGAGGAAGCCCTCGTCCACGAGTCGCTTCAGGTCCTCGTCGGTGATGTCGGCCGGGACGGGCTGGTCGGCGTAGACCATGCTGTAGCCGCCTGCCTTGGTGCGCACCATGGTGAGCGGGGCGACTCCGATGTACTGCTTCGCCATCTCGTTCTCCTCGCTCTCAGGCGCCCGTGATCTTCACGGCTGCACCGGGCTCCTGGACCATCGGGACCGCGACCTTGCGAGCCCGGATGAGGAAGCCGTCGCGGCCCTGGAGGGGCTCGATCTTGACCTCGACGGTCTCGGGGGAGCCCTGCCAGCCCTCGCCACCGAGGCGCTCGGTCGCGATGGAGCCGAGGGCCAGCGGGTCGACCGGCATCACGTTGACGCCAGCCGGAAGGTTGGTCGTCTTGAGGAAGGTCAGGCCGGCGACCTGGATCATCGTGCCGGTGACGACGAGGGTGCTGTCGCCCTCGCGCGGCATGCGCTCGATGATCTTCGCCGCGGCGACCGCGCGGGCGTAGTACGTGGGGCTGAGGGCCACGACGCGGACGTCGTAGCCGAGGTTCAGCGAGTCCACGACCGCGCCGCCCAGCATCATGTCGAGGAACGGGTCCGCGCCGGCGGTGTTCCACGCGGCCGAGGCGGCCTGGGTGTTGGTGACCGCCGAGGCGATCGCCGACAGGACCAGGGCGTCGAAGCCGAAGATGATCTGGTTGGCGAGCTTGGTGATCTTGCGGTTGATCACGTCGAGCCGGTTCCGCGAGATCAGCTCCTGCGGGACCTCGGTCGCGAGACCCCACTTGTCGGTGCTGGCCACGGCCGGCACGCCCGGGTCGTCGTCGGTGAGCAGGTACTCACCGCCGGGAGCCACGCGCTCGGCGGACCGCTTGGGGAAGATCCCCTCGGAGACGCCGAAGATCGTGGAGCCGGACCCGGTGAGGTCGACCCGTCCGGCCAGCAGCTTGTCGCCGATGAGCCGCTGCTGCACGAGCGTGTTCAGGGCCCGGAAGATCACGACCGGGTTGTTCATCAGCCAGTTCGCGGTGACGTTCTGGCCGCTGAGCGTCGGGGTGGTCGGGTAGGTGGTCATGGTCGTCTCCTCACCGGCGTCCGTTGACGCGGAGCTTGAGCGGGGATCCCGCTGCGGTGGTCTCGGCGGTGCCGATGAGCGTGCCCGCCGCGGCCGCGGTCGCGATGGCCGCGGTCTTCACCTGGCCGTTGGCGTCGGTGACGACTCCGGCATCGGCGGCGATGGCACCCGAGGCCTCGAGTTCGTGGGTGACTCCCTCGATCGGCCAGACGAGGACGATGCCGCCGGACAGGGCGTCGTGGGCTGCGACCCCGACGACGGTGGTGTCGTCGGCGCCGGCGTGGGCGACGGTGTCGCTGCCGGAGACGGCGAGGACGCGGCCGCCGGTGACGTCAGCCGACACCTTCCTGGTGCGGGGGCGTGCGCCCCCGGTGAACACGGGCGTGTAGTCACCCACGGAGGGCCTCCTTGCTCAGGCCGAGCTGCGAGGCGTACGCCTCGAGCGCGGCGTCGTCGAGAGACGTGCTCTCGGGGTCGTTGGCATCGGCGGTGCCGATCTCGTCGACGGGCACGAGGCCCGGCTCGAGCTTGTCGAGGAGCGACTTGGTGCCCTCGGGGTCGGCGTCCCAGGCGGTGGTCCAGTGGTCCTTCCGCGCCGCGGTGATCTTGCCGGCGCGCAGCGCCGCCGTGATCGCCCCTTCACGGGCCTGGTTGTCGAGCTCCTGGCGGGCCGTTCGGCCGGCCTCTGCGCCGTTGCGGAGCTCGGCGAGGACCTCGGAGTCGACCAGGGCCATGCCCTCGGGGATCTCCGTGGTCTTGGCGGCCGCGGGCTCCTCGGCGCCCTCCGCGAGCGCCTCGTCGAGCGCCGCCAGGATGGTGGCCTCGTCCGCGTTCTCGGCGACGCCGAGCTTTTGCCGCATGGTGGTGAGCTGCTCGTCGCTGAAAGCCACGGCAGGACCTCCTTCGGGTTGGGTGGACCCGTCCGCGGACGCGGTCGGGGGCTTGGGGCCGCGGCGCATCGCGGCAGGAGCGGGCGCCTTGGAGCGGCCGGCGTATGTGAAGAGCGAGAGGTCCCACATGTCCTCGGGGTCCTCGCTCGTAGGAACGACCACGACGGTCGGGTCGTCTCCGGCGGTGGTCGTCTTGCCGGCGTCCGGGACCACAGCGACGCGGTCCGCGAGCTTGGCCTCGACCGCCTCGTCGGCGGTGTACCAGGTCTCCTCGACCATGGCTTCCCGCCACGTCGACTGCTTCCCTCCGGCGGCCTCGGCATAGATGCTGGCGAGCGACTCGGCCAGCTTGTCCAGCACGTCGGCGGTCTTGCGCATCTCAGTGGCGTTGCACCCCCACGCCGAGCAGTAGGGGTCGTGGATCATGAGCTCCGACCCGGGGCTCATCACCGTCTCGTCGCAGCCCACGGCGATGACGGAGGCGGCCGAAGCGGCGATGCCGTCGACGACCGCTGTGACGTTGGCCGGATGGGCCCGCAGGAGGTTGAGGATGGCCATGCCCTCCCATGCCTCGCCGCCCGGGGAGTTGAGCCGTAGCTGCAGGTCGGTGACGGCCGGGTCCAGCTCGTCGAGTGCCTCCGCGACCTCCTTGGCCGAGACACCCCAGAATCCGCCCCAGGAGTCGATGGGCCCGTAGATCCGGATGGTCGCCTTGGTCGAGTCGTCGGACAGCCGCGGCTCGACCTTGCAGAGGATCGCGTCGCTCTTCGGCTTCGCCTTCCCCCAGAAGCGGTAGGTGGGTCCGTCGGTCATGCAGCCCCCTTGGTCGGGATGGTGCGGAGGAACTTCACGAGGTCGGCGTCCGAGGAGAGGCCGGCGGCCTCGCGGACCTTGTCGAGCTCGCTGGCTCGGGTGCCGATCTCGTCGAAGGCGATCTGCGGGGCGGGCGTCGTGGGCCCGAAGTTGATGTCGACCAGGTCCTCGACGATGTGGGCGGTCGCGGTGTCGCGGACCATCTCGGCCACGGCCTGGAGTGACAGGGTGAAGAAGTCGGCGAACGTCGAGCCGAGTGCCCACGACCCCGTTTGGGTGCCGAGGTTGAGGAAGTGGGCGAGCACGGCGCGGGCGATCTGCTCGTCCTGATAGCGAACGAACTCGTCGATGTCGGGCAGTGTGCCGGTCACGCCCTTGAAGTCGAGGCTGGCGCCGTGCGGGATGGCCCCGCCGGCGTTCTCCCCGGCCCGGGCATTGGTCGCGAGCTCCTGGCCGGCGTCGAGGCTCGTCTCGTTCTCGGCGCCCTCGTAGACCGGGACACCGAGGCCGTTGCGGTCGATGGTGTTCGACCAGGTGCGCAGTGCCCGGTCCTTCAGTAGCCAGTTCTTGTAGGCCGGCCGGAGCAGCGACTGGCCGAGCCAGTTGCCGCCCTCACGGTCGAGGACGTAGGCGACGAGCCGGTTGACCGGGAGCACTGTGTCGGTGGTGCCGCCATCGAAGGTCCCGTTGGCGCGCTGCTCGATGGAGACCAGGCCGCCGTCCCGGGCCACGTTGACGCGGCCGATCGACCGCGGCAACCGCGGGCCCAGCTTGCGCAGCCGGAACTGGTTGCCGGCCTCGTCGAACCGGTAGACCTGCTCGAAGTACATGTGCCCGAACGGCAGCATGAGCAGGGCCAGGCGAAGGTGCTCGTCCCAGGAAAACCGGTCCCGGCCACGCAGTTGGGCCCGGTGGTCGTCCTCCGGTTCGGCTTCGAGGATCGGAAGGCCGAGGTTGGTGGCAACGAACGTCGTCACCTCTGGATCGCAGCCGCGACCGTCGATGCGCCACTGGGTGCGGATGATCGGTGAGGTGACCGCCCGGAGCACAGACGAGACCTGGGCGTCTTGGCGGCGCATCCGGTCGAAGACGTCGACCGAGAGCGGCCACCGGAGTTCCGGGGTCTGCTCGTGCGTGAGGTCGATCCACCAACCATTGGCATTGCCCTCGAACGCGTAACCGCGCTCGCGGACCGGCTTCGGAGCAGGCGGGGCTGGAGGTGAGGTCACGTCGGCCACAGGTCCTCCTCGTCGAGTTGTCAGAAGCCGACGGTGCTGACCGAGTCGGCTGATGGCTTGCTGT